TCGAACCCGGGACCTACTGATTACAAGTCCGGCACTGGATCCAGTGTACACGGGGAAAACCCCGTGGCGCCAGGGTTTTTGCGGATATTGGTGGATATTGAGGGGCAATATCCTTGGCGGGTGTGGACGCAATGTGGACACTCGAAACTGCACCGTCTTGCACGCCCCTGCAAATCTTTTCACAGCGTGAAAACCTCACCAGACCGGCAGGCCCCTCGCCACTGCTGGCCTGGCGCCCCTTTTTCACTATCCCCACGGTTTGCACGATTTTTCTGCACAAGCCGCGCCGGCGGGAGGGGGAAAAGTCCGTTTTGTCCCCTCGGTTTTCCGGCGCCCTGAATTTTCTGCGGGCGAGCGCCGGCGCCCCGCGCGGCATCGCTTTTTCGAGGTGGTAGGCGCTCAATGGGCATGAAAAAGCCCGCCGAGTGGCGGGCTGTGGGGTGGCTTACGCTTAGGCCGTGATGGGTTTCAGCTTACCCGCCAGCTGCAGGGCCTGAGCCGCTTTGGCGTTGAACTGCGCCACGTCGCCGAGGCTCGGCGCTGGCCCTGGAACATGGGTGTGGGCGGCCAGCTGGGTGTTCATGGCCTCCACCAGGTCGATCAGGTCGCACAGCACCTGCAGGACGTTCACCCCTTGAGAGCCGAGCCAGGTCTGCGGCGCGATGCTGCTGCGGATCCCCTGGATCCTCTCGGCCATATCGCCGCCCACGGTGGTGTTCAGCTTCTGGCCCACCACCAGGTTCAAGTCGCGGCCGGTGGCTTGGTGCAGATCGTCCACGGCCGCCAGGCTGGCAGATCCACCGGATAGCAGCTTGAGCGCGCCCAGCGCCTCCACTTTCTTGACCCCACCCACCGTTTCGGTGCTGTGGTCGTCCACCTCCACGGTGGTGCTCTGGTAGTGCTCGGCGTTGTCCAGGGCCTCCACCTGGCGCTCCACCGCCTCGTCGCGGATCCGCCCATCGGTCTGGCGTAGCCAGTTGCCGTCGGCGTCCACGCGCTGTTGGCAGGCCTCGCTGTGCTGCCATAGCTGGTCGCCCTTCGGCACCTTCGGCAGGCTCAGACCGTGCGGGAGGATCTGCGCTATGTAGGGCTTGTGGGGCAGGCCGTAGGCGAAGCACACCACCACGGTGGTGCCTTCCTCGGGGAACCCGAACATGCCCGCTTCCTGGCCGCCCATCGGCGCCGGCAGGGCCAGGCTTTCGAGAATGGGCAGATCCGGGTCGGGCTCGCCGTCGGGCAGCAGCACCTCGACATCCACGCCGAAGCGCGGGCGGAAGTCGTCGCACAGGCCAGGCGCGGCGGGGGCGTCAGGCACGGCCACCACCCGTCCGAAGCGGGGCAGGTGGTAGCGGCCGGTCAGCTCGGGGAATTGGCGCTCTACAGCGCGGCGGATTGCGTCTTCCATCGGAGTGCCATCTGCGTGCCGGCGAGGGTCACGGCGGTGACGCGCTCGCCCTGGTTGATTGCTGCGCCGGGGCGCAGGCCTGGAAGGGCCGCCACCATGGCGCTCTGGTTGCCCTGGTAGCTGTCGAACAGCTCCACCGGCAGGGGCAGCGGGGCGCGGGTGCCCCAGAAGCTGTCGGCCCAGCTGCCCACGAACACCTCGCCATCGCCCTGCTGCTGCCAGATGAAGTCGGGGATGCTGAACACCTGGGCGAGGCTGTCCATGGCCTGGAAGCCGGCGCCGAGGTTGTAGAAGTAGGCGGTTTTCGTGCGTGCGTAGGCCTTGTCCGGGACGCGGAAGCTCAGCCCGGTGCGGGCGCTGACCTCGGCCAGTACCTGGTGCAGATCCACATGGCGCAGGTTCATCGGCAGCGGCAGGGCCAGCACGCTGGTCAGCTCGCGGCAGAACAGCACCTGCTGCTGGCTGTTGGCTGGCGTGCAGCGCTCCACGTGGCCGATGAAGTGGCGTTGCAGGGCGCGCTCGTTGTAGCCCACGTCCAGGATCACCAGGCCGCGCACGGGGGCCTCGGCCTTGATGGTGAAGCTGGCCCGGCCGGGGCTGCGCAGATCCAGGCGCACTTCCTCTTTCACCAGCGGGTAAACCTTGCCGGCGACCGTCAGTACCTTGTTCAGCCTCATGCCAGTGCGTCGTCCAGTCGCTGCAGCACCTGCTCGAAGCCGCTCAGCTCGGCCGGCTGGCTCGCTGTTTCGCTGCCAGATCCATCAGCCGCGGCGGCCACCGCTTGTCCTGGTGCGCTCTGTTGCTTCACCGGGTTGCTGGGGCGGCGTGTCTCCACGCGCTCGGCGGTGGACAGCTTTTCGGTGAGGCTGAACTGCACACGCCAGGCGGACAGGATGTCGTCCTCGCGGGCGCTCAGGTTGTCGCTGAACTCCACCTGGCGCACGCCGAAGGCCTCGGCCGTGTCGTTGACGATGCGGTACACATGGCGCTGGCCACCGCTCTGGGTGGCCTGGGCCCAGGCCATCAGCTGGGTGAGATTGGCGCTGTCCTTGTAGGGGATCAGCAGCGATACCGTTAGCGTCTTGGGCTTGAAGCCCTTGTGCGCCGCCGCCGTGTTGCTGGTCTGCCCGGATAGATCCTCGGTTTCGATGCGCAGGTTGGCCGTCACCTTCAGGCCCTTGCCGCGTACCTTCTGGCCGTCGAGTAGCAGCGTCATAGGCCCACCAGTTCCCGAACAAAGCTCAGCCCGTCCAGCGAGCCCACCAGCATCATGCCGGCGCTCAGCACCCACTCATGGCCGGGCGCTTCGCCTTCCAGCATGCCGGCGCGCAACTGTGCCGGGGTGCCGGGCCCGATCAGGCGGGCGCGCATGGTGTCTTCAGCTGTGCCGCCGGCGAGCAATGCCTGCAGGTCGGCCAACTTCTGGTCACGTGCCTGCAGCAGGCCGGCCTTGCGCCCTGCCAGGGCGGCCAGATCCGCCATCGGCGAGCTGTCGGCGGCGTAGCCCTCCAGGACGGCCAACTGGCCCGCCATGGATTGCTTCGCGGCCTTGGTGATGGTGCAGCGCTCCAGGGGCAGCGCGCCCCAGCGTGGCAGCGGGCCGGCGCTCGGTTTCTCCCACTTTTCCGCCTCCAGCTTGGACAGGTGCCGGGCTCGCCGTTCGGTGCGCACCAGGTCGGGCACAGGCAGCAGCGCATTGAAGCGCGCCAGGGTGTCCGCCAACTGGTCGTAGCGGGTGGCCAGGAACAGGATCGACAGTGCGTACTGGGGGCCAGCAGGGCGCCCTCCGTCGGCGTTGTCCACCAGCTTGTCGGCCAGGTGCTGCAGCAGGTTGGGGGCGGACAGAAAGCGCTGGTGGCCACGGCCCTGGCCGATGCCCGACTGGAACGGCGTCACCGCCAGGCATGCCGGCGCTTCGCCGAGCTGCGCGGCCAACGCGGCGCGCCCGGCTGCGATGGCACCCTGGGCGGCACTGCCGACCGGGCCGGGGTTGGTCGTGGCCAGGCCGTCCAGGCCCGCCAGGCGAGTGGCGGTGCTGGCCAGCTCGCCGCCGGCCAGATCCTTGGCTGCAGCCAGGTCGCCCATCCACTGGGTGGCCTGCTCGGGCCAGCGCATGGTCACGGGCGCCCAGGTCATGCAGGCAGCTGCTGTTGCAGGTTGCTAGGCAGTTCCGACCACAGCACCGGGGCTGTGAGGATTTCAGCTGCGCGCCCCTCGGCCAGCAGCCCGGCAGCTTCCAGCGCTTGCACGCCGTCAGCAGTCGCCGAGTCGGTCAAGTCGATGAACTCGGCAGCGTCCACGTCCTTTTGATAAGTGCGGATCGCGGCGGCATGGCTGCGCGCCTCCAGCGGGGCCGACGGGTCGTCGAGTCCCGCTAGTTCGATAGCCACCTTTTCCGCTTGCGTGAATCGGGCGCGGAATGCGGCACGAGTGACGATTGTCCCGTGATTGATGGGGGGCGGTTCATGCGCGTCAGCCTCCACTTCGCGGAAGCTGCCGGCGTAGTGCTCAGATACGAACGCAAGGTCGGCGACTACAACATTCACGACTGCGCCGTCTGCATCCAAAATTTCAAAACGGCCCATTATTCGATGTCCTCAAACCATTCAACGATTGCAAAACCATCTCCGCCGGCATCGGGAACATCGCCTTCCGATGCGCCCGAGCCAGCGCAAATCCCCGCGCGGTTTCGATAGAGTC